GCATCAACTGCTTTTTGACTCATACCATCAGTTTTATCCTGACGATTTGTCTTCTGCCAGTCTTCGCCTAATTCTGCTCTCCAATTATGCATAGTTTCGGATATGTTATCACCTTCTAAGTCATGTGATGACATGACTGTATTATCCATCATCTTTTTTATAGAACTATCTCTATTCTGAATCATTGATACAGAATTTTTTATAGGTGTAAGTTTTTTAATAGTATTGGTTTTTGTTGTGGAACCAGTTCCTCCCATTGGTGCCATATCAATATTAGGTTTTGTTACGGGAGACATTGCCTCCTCAATCTTTTTTGAAGAATCCCCATCCTCCCAGATAAACTCCGTCCTCCAATCTGAGAAGTCTTCTTTTTTGGTGCTGTTACCCCAGTTTGCAGCACCCACTTTACGACACTTAACTAATG